GCGTATGCGCGAAGATGAAGTTTCTTCTGTTCAAAGCACAACGTACAGTAAAATGGTTGGTGATTTTGTTAACGACGCTAAAAAAATTGTAGAAGCTGCATGGGACTGGTCTGCTCTTCGAACTACGTTAACTATTACCACTACTGCTGACATCTTTAACTATGTACTTACCGGAAGCCAGAACAGAATTAAGGCGCTCAACGTCATCAACGATACTGATAATATTTTTATGGAGTACCGTCCTGCTACATGGTTTGACGATAAATATCTCAACCAAGATCCCGTTAGCGGTTCGCCAGAGTATTACACGTACAACGGAGTTGACTCATCTGGAGACTCCCAGATAGATGTTTACCCAAAACCTGACGGCGTTTACACAATACGTTTTAACTGCATCTTCCGTAACGACGATCTCAGCGCAGATGTAGATACATTGTTAATACCGTCAATGCCTGTTATACATTTAGCTATTGCGTTGCTTGCACGAGAACGCGGAGAAACTGGTGGTACGTCTGCTCCAGAATACTTTGGTATTGCAGATAAGTACTTGTCTGATGCTATCGCTCTGGATGCTCAGAAGCACCCTGACGAAACTATTTGGTACACACCGTAATGGCTCAACCACTTCAGAGTATCAATCTAGTAGCTCCTGCGTTTAAGGGAATCAACACAGAAGATTCTCCACTAGCGCAAGACCCGTCATTTGCTGAGATTGCTGACAACGCCATCATTGACAAGCGTGGACGAATTGCAGCGCGTAAAGGAAATGACGTTATAACAACAGATAAGACTGAGCTAGGCTCTGCTTACGTTCAACGTCTGCATCACTTTTACGACAGTGCTGGTAACAATGTTATCTTCACCGCAGGCAATAACAAGATAATGTCAGGCACTACGACGCTTGTTGACGAAACGCCAGCGTCCTACACAATCACACAGAACAACTGGAAAATTGTAAACTTCAACGACAAAGCGTACTTTTTCCAGCGCGGTTATGATCCTTTAGTGTACGACAACGCTACAGGTCTTCGTACATTTACTGTAGCTAATGGTACAGCTACTGCATCAACTTTGAAGTGTCACGAAGCACTCGCAGCTTACGGAAGACTTTGGGTAGTCGATAACGCCACTGACGCTAATGTTATCTATTGGTCTGACTTGCTTAACGGTACTGACTTTAGCGGTGGCTCAAGCGGATCTATTGACGTATCTAAAGCATGGCCTGATGGTTTTGACGAAGTACGCGCACTAGCTGCACACAACAATTTGTTAATTATATTCGGTAATCACAGCATCCTTGTCTACCAAAACGCTGACTCACCTGCATCTATGTCATTAGCCGATACGGTTGCTGGTGTTGGTTGCATTTGTCGCAACAGCGTTCAACATATCGGTACAGATGTGCTGTTTATGTCTCACTCAGGTCTCCGCAGCTTTGGAAGAACCATCCAAGAAAAGTCAATGCCTCTGACAGACTTAAGCCGCAACATTAAACAAGACTTGATTTCGTTAATTCAAAACCGCACAGAGCCTACGTGTTCTGTATACAGCCCAGAAAACTATTTCTATCTTATTGCGTTCCCCGATCAGCAAACTGTGTACTGTTTTGATCTTCGCGGTACGCTTGAGAATGGAGCATACAGAGTAACAAGATGGCCTTCTAGTTCGTACAAATGTTTCACGAGGCACAGCGACGGCACACTGTACATAGGCACTGCTGACGGCGTTGGAACATACTCAAACTATTCAGACAACGGCAGCGCGTACCGTTTTAAGTATTACAGTCCCGGATTGACATTTGGTGATCCGTCTAAGGTTAAGTTCCTAAAGAAGCTACGTCCTACGCTGGTAGGCGCTAACAGTGCTACAGTGTTTGTTAAGTGGGCTTACGACTTTGGTACAACGTATAGTACGCAAGAGTTTACCGTTGGAAATCAGGTTCCGTACTACTTTAACGAACCAGCTTCAGAGTATCCAGCATATTCTGAATTATCGTCTTACGGTATTTCTTCATCTGTTGTAGATGGGGTTGTCGTGGTTAATAAATACTTGGGTGAGTTTCCAACCTATGATGATGACGGTAACGAGGTTGACCCGGCTCCTCCGACTGTAGGTTCTGGAGGCGGCGCTGTCTTAAACGGAGATAGTTACGTAAATGTTACTGACAAAAATTATTATGTTTACATCTCTGGAGAATGGACAGACCTAGATACTTTAACTCCTTCCGCTGCTTCTGAGTTCACTGGAGGAGAAACAACAACCAGACCACCTGTTAACACGACAGGCGGCGGTACAGTAATTACTATTGGTCTTGAAGCAGAAATAAACGGTTTTGCTTTATCTCTCCAAGAAATCAACGTATTAGCACTTATGGGTAAAACAATATGAGCAACTATACAAAGACAACTAACTTTGCTGCTAAGGATAGTTTGCCTTCTGGAGACGCTGGCAAGATTATTCAAGGCACTGAATTTAACACGGAGTTTGACAACATTGTAACTGCTGTTGCAACCAAAGCAGACTTAGCGTCGCCTACGTTTACTGGCACTGTGACGATACCTGATTTGACGTTTACAGGTACGCTGTCTACTGGAACTATTGACGGAGGTACTTACTAATGGCTGATGAATTTGAAGATTTTTTGAATGAACAAGACGCTTTAGACGCAGCGCAAGGCGGTTCATTTAATGACTTTACACAAGGCACAAACATCGTTGATTATTTAAAAAATCTTGGCTTGCTCGGCGGTCTTGCTTCTGGCGTTGGCGGCGCTGCTGCTGTTACTAGCGCGTACAATCGTTTAGGCGATATAGGAACAGCTGCACAGCAAGGCGCACTTGGAATTGCACAGCAAGGTCTTGAGCAAACACAGTTTCAACCGTTTACTGTAACGTCTACAACAGGCGGTACATTTGGTGTTACTCCAACAGAAGGCGGTGGCGTTACTGCTACTATGGGTCTTTCTCCGCGTGAACAAGCCATTCAAGGCATGTTGATGCGCGAAGCTAAAGAAACGTTTGGTGGTCCTATTTACGGTCAGATGATGGGTCGTCAAGCTGGACGAGGCGCGTTCGGGCTTGGTCAGCAGTTTATGGAAGAGGCTGGCATGCCTACCACAGACCGCGAAGCAGACGTATACGAGCGTATTCGTGCTGTGCAGTCGCCTGAAGAGCAACGTCAGCGTCTTGCACTTGAAGAGCGTCTTGCGGGGCAGGGTCGTTTAGGTGTACGCACAGCGATGTTTGGCGGTACGCCTGAGCAGATGGCGCTGTCTAAAGCACAAGAAGAAGCGCGTAACCAAGCGGCGTTGTCTGCAATACAGCAGGCGCAGGCAGAACAGATGCAGCAAGGAAGACTTGCACAGGCGTTTACTGGACTGGGTTCGCAGTTGTCAGCGCAGGATCAAGCACTGTTAGCTGCACAACAACAGCGAGGACTAGGCGCATTAGGCGGTGCTTATTTGCCACAGGCTCAGTTGCTTAACGTACAGCAAGCGGCTCAGTTGTTCCCGCAGCTAGCACAGCGCGGTCAGCTTTACGGTGCAGGTCTGTTCGGTGAAGCATCTATGGGTGGACTTGAGGCGTTACTCGGCGCAGGACTCGGACAAGCTAACCTGATGGGACAGCTTGGTACTGGTTTGTTAACCGGACTGGCTACGCCAACGGACAGCTACGGCGGTTTGGGTGACGTTATAAAAGATGCTGGAGAATTTTTGTTTGGTGAAAACGGCTTGTTCAGCTAAGGAGAAATAACATGGCACGTTTTGGACAATCATTTTTAGCCTCGCTGACACAGCCCAGTTACGGTCAGGGTTTGTTTGAGCTTGGCGGTGCAATTGGACAGGCTCCTGCGCTGGCTGCTGAACGTAAAGCTGAACAAGACCGTTTGGCTCGTTTAGATAAATCGTTTGAAAAAACAATGCAAGGCACAGCAGCAGCTCAACAAGGAGACGTAGCTGCGGTAACAAAGCGAATGCGAGAGCTTCAGCAAGCAATGACTGCGGCTTCCACGGCAGAAGAAAAGCAAGTATACATGCAAGAAATACAAGCTCTACAGCGTCTTCTTCCGGGTGCCAGACAAACGCAGTTAACTAATAAGGCTAAAGCAATATATACTGCTGAAAAAGCATTAGAAGATGAGAGCCTTGATCCTACTGTTAGAACAGTATTGACTGAACGCATCACAGAAATGAAGAAAGATCCTGATGCTGTTGAGCAATACAACACGTATAAAATTAATGAGTGGCGCACACAAAAAGCACAAGAGCAGATGGAGAATGAAGCGTGGTTAAAGTCTAATGGGCCTTCTATAGCGACTGCTATTAAAAATTCTGATTTAGATAAGTTAGATTCTTTAGGTGAGCAAGCAGCGCAGCAAGGTGTTTACGAAGCGTTTCAAGGATACGTAACAACAGCAACGCAAAATGTAAAGACTCGTGATTACCTTGATGAAAGAAGCACCGCAAGAACAAGCAAGCCAAATTTAAACTATCAAGATGCTATTGACGCTTTGCCTGAAGAGCTTAGGTCTTCTGTACAAGCGCGCTACGATCAGTACAAGGCGGTTTCTGAAGCAGGCTGGAATGAAAAAAAGGGGGAATGGAAAACTGGAGCGTTGGCGCGCTCAAAAGAATTAGAAGCAAGTCTTACTGACAGTCTTTACAGAGCGCAAGATGCGGTAGCTTTTGGTGAGTATAGGCAAAATCAAGCATTGGTAGCTGCTAGACAAGAAGATATACAAAAACTAGAGCTTAGTTTGGAGCTTCCTGTTGATGAGCTAAATGTGGCTAGGATTGCTAGAGCAAATGCAAAAGACCCTGAAAAAATAACTCCAGCAGAATATGCTAGTGCAAGAGAAGAAGAGAAAAGAAGAAACAGAAGGTCTGTAATAAATCAAATAAAAATTATAGATCCTGAATACGCTGCAAAAAAATATCCTGATCGTGAAATAACAGAAGACATTTCTATGTATTCTGCGGATGAACAAGGAATAATTAGAGACGCAGCGCAACAATATCGAGACAAATCTATACCTGATATTATATCGGCGCTTAAAAGGAAAAAATACATAGGAAGCAAAAGCTCTTCAGACGGTGCGTTTGGAGGTAGGTACATGTCGTCTGAATATTTAGAACCTGAACAACAATATTTAGACAGAGTACGCGGTAAAATAAGTCCAATGGGTACTTATACACAGGATTAGTTATATGGCGTTTGAAAACTTATTTGACGGCGATGAAGATTTATTTTCGGACGCACCAGAAAAACGTCCTTTAAATTTGTTTGACGATTTGTTTGACGAAGATGTTGAATACAGTGCCGTTAGATCAGGCGCTGTCAACTTTATTG